GAGATCGGTTTTGGCGCATCGCCGGACCAACCCTTCGGCACGCGGGACGAGCGGCCCGGGCTGCTCATCCTGGCCGACGATATCTATAACGACGATGCCGCGCTGCTGAGCCGGGCGGCGGGGCTTCGCCTGCTGGGCACGGTATCGCTGGATCAGGCATCGAACCGGCTCGACGTGCAGATCGGCTGCGACATCATCCTGTGCTTTTGCCCATCGCCCGATCCGATGGTTGAGCGGCTGCTAGTGCAGATAGAGACATTGGCGCTGCAGAATGACATGCCGGTCATATTGGTCGCCGATCTGGACACGATCGATCTCGCTTATGCCTGCCTGCGCAGCGAGCGGACCCAGTTGCTTTGCCGGCCGGGACATACGGATCTGGCCGCCGCGTTGCTGGCCGCCGCGCGCCAGACGCCGTCCCGCTCGCTTCATGAGGTGAACCGGGAGAGTGAAGGGCTGCGGCTCCAGCAATTGAGCGACGAGGTAAGCCGCCTCGCCCGCACGCTGGAGGCACTGACCCTGCGGCCTCGTCACGCGACGCCATCCTTCGACCTTGGCCCGCGCATATCGGACGAACCAAGCGACTATATCGGCATGCCCGCGCTGGAACCGATCGGCAGCGCGGACAAGTCGGCCGAAGCCGCAACCTTGGAGGCGGCGCAGGTGCGCGACCTGCTGCGCGCGCGCCGGTTGCGCGACGATTTCCTGCCCGCCGACCTGTTCGCCGACCCCGCCTGGGACATGCTGCTGGATTTGCTGGCCGCGCGGCTGGAGCATGAGCGGGTGTCGGTATCCAGCCTGTGCATCGCATCAGCGGTGCCGCCCACCACCGCGCTGCGCTGGATCAGGACACTGACCGAAAAGGGCTTTGTCGACCGGCAGGCCGACCCGCACGATGGACGACGCGTCTTCATCGCGCTGGCCGATCACACGGCCGAGGCCCTGACCCGCTGGTTCACCGCCAGCCGCCGTTTCCTTTGCGCATGACGATTATCGCCTCATCCCCGCTTGACCGGCGTCCGGATTGCCGTAGATAGGCGCGCACCGGACGCCCGCGATCAATGCTGGCATCGGGCGATTAGCTCAGTTGGTAGAGCGTCTCGTTTACACGGAAATTTCGCAATCGCCTTAGAGAGCCGGATTTACGCGGTTTTCTTGGTTTCTGCTGCATCCACTTCGGGAATAGTTCGGGACTCTGAAGCCTCGAGTGCCTTTCGCACGTCGTCATCGAACGCATGGGCGTAGCGCAGCGTCGTGCGAATATTCCTGTGTGCCAGAGCCTTTTGTGCGGCGGCCAGGTTGCCGGTCTTACGGAGGATGCGTGTCCCGCGCGTGTGGCGCAGATCGTGGAAGCGGAAATTTTCGATTTCGGCGGCCGTCAGAGCCTCGCCCCAGACTTTCCGCCAACCATCCTTCGAAATGGGATAGCGCTGGCCCTTGCGGCGCTTCTGGCGGCTTTGCTGGCATTCATAGGTGAAGACCTGGGGACAGGCTTGCGGCTGCGTGGCGATCAGGACGATCATATCAGTGGTCAGCGGGCGTTTGATGCGATTTCCGCCTTTGACAGTTCGCCAGGCCACCTTCGCCGGCAAGTCCAGATCGGACCAAAGCAAGGTTCGCACCTCGGAAACGCGCCAGCCCGACAGCAGCGCGAATTTCACGAATGGTTGATAATCCTGCCGGATGGTGGACAGCAGGCGATCTTCCTCATCGAACTGGAGTTCGCGGGGATCATGTTCCTTCACGGCATAGCGCATCGCGCCCCAATCTGGCATTTCACCGACGTCAAATTTCGCGCGATCGGTCGCCCGCCAGAAGGCGCGGGCGACGTCGATTTCCCGATTGACGCTGGTGCCCTCGACCAGCGCGGCGCGCTGCCGGAAATAGGCACCAATGTCGGTATGGTCGATGTCCGACATGAACGACCGTGCGCCGATCGAATTGACGAAGTTATCGAGCCAGCTTTCGGTGGAAGTGCCCCAACGCTCCTCCTTGCGCAACTTTGCTTCGTATAGGCCGGCGGCCTCGTCCATCGTGATCGGCTTCCGATGTTTGATGTCGAGGGCCGCTTCAGCCCGCTTGCGGGTTTCTACCCTTTCCGCCTCGCGCTTCGTTTTCTGGCCCGTCGAGCCGTGAAATCTCCGACCACGATGTTGGAAGTCGTAGAGGTAGATGGTCGAGTTTTTCGGCTTGTAGACGGACATTGATGATCCTCGCGGATGCGGTTCGCCACGTAGGCGTCGCAATCCTCCGGTCGGTAACGGATTTTGCGGTCGGTGATGGCAACGTAACGAATATGACCCTGCTGTCGGAGTCGGCGCAAGGTCTTGTCACTGATATGAAGGCGCTCCGCCGCCTCCCCAGGTGTCAGCAGCAACGGCGAGCGATTCAACGGCTTTCTCCCTTTGTGCTCGCGAGAGCGCCGGCGATGATGAAGGGGATCGCCAGCAAGGCGGCGAGGATGAATAGGGTGCGGATCAGGCCTCTGACCATCACTCGATCCCCAAAGCGTTCTTGTAGGTGTCAACGATCGACTCATGTTCAAGCCGCGCGTGGCGCTCCAGCTTGCGGATCTGGACGATGCTCCGCATCGCCTTGGTGTCATAGCCATTGGCTTTCGCTTCCAGGTAGACGTCCTTGATGTCGTCCGCGATGCCCTTCTTTTCTTCTTCAAGGCGCTCGATGCGCTCGATGAAAAGGCGGAGTTGTTCGGCTGCGGCATTGCCTTCGGACATAGAAATTTCCTTCAGTTCGTGATGGTGGCCGCGATCAGCGGGCCGAGATGGGCAAGGAGGATGCCGGCGCCGATCGCGCCGGCGGCGATGACAACGCGGGCGCGCGTCGGGGCTTCAGCGAGGCGTTCGGCCAGCGGGCGGCATCGGCCGCAGCCGCACGTCATCGCGTGGATGGGGACGGGCCGCCGCATCAGCCGATGACCTTTTTGCGTTCCAGCTGCTCGCAGCGGGTGCAGACGTCGGGGTCAGCTTCCGACCAGCGGACATCGTCGTTGTAGATATCGTGCTGGGTCGTCCACTGGTCCCACCCGCAGGCCAGGCACAGGCGGGGGTGCTGTTCGGGCGGGGTGTCGCAAAGCTGGCGATAGACGTCGAGATTGAAGCTATAGGCCCGCGACATATCGGCGCCGAAGAAGTGGCGCTGCATCCGATAGCCCACGGTTTCGAGTTCGCGCACATTGCGCTCGACGTCGGCCTGGTGTTCGGGGCGGTGCCAATAGGGCTTCGCCGCCTGTTCGATCGTCATGCCGGCGGAACGGCGCCGCATGGCGACATATTCCCAGGGCATGACGACGGGGCGGGCCGCCGGTTCGGTTTCGCCCAGCATGGCGAGAAGAGAGGGAGCGTTTCGCATGGATCGTCCTTTCGCTGTCAGGAGTGCTTGGCGACCGCGCGCGACGGGTCGTGGAAGACCCAGCAGCGGACGGCGCCGACGTTGTCGTTGATGGAATTGACCGTCGCCTGTTCGATGAACCGGCGGGATTTTGAGGTTTTGAGGGCGCGGATCAGTTCGGAATGGGTGGGCAGCTGAAGCCGCTTTTCGGCGCAGCGGGCCTCCATTTCGTTGAGGCGAACCGCGATCATGCCTTCGTCCGCGCGACGATGGTGGTTGATCTTGCCGGTGCTGGCGCCCCTGGTTTCGTTCTCTTCCAGATAGTCGAACCGCTCCCAGAAGAGGCTCACGATCGGGTCTTCGCTGTTGACGGCCAGCTGGCGGTCGGATGCCATCTGGACGATGAAGCGGGCGGTTTCGGCCTGCTGGTTGTCGTTGATAGGGACGATCGCGCGGATCGCGTCGAGGAAGGCGAGCAGCTGGCCGTGGGTTTTGGCGAGGCGGTTCGTGCGGATCGCCGGCATGCCCAGCAGTTCAGCTTCATATTGGGCGAAGGCCTGGCGGAACCGGGCCATGATATCCTGCTCGCGGCGCGCGGCATGGACGATGAAGCCGGAAATCTTCTCCACCGGCCATTGCTCAAGCCGTTCGGCCGACGCCTTCGTCTCGTTGGTGAAGTTCGACATATCGAAGCCCAGCGACATGATGCGCTCCAGCACGGCGCGGCTCGCGTTGACGGGTTCGTTCTGCTCGATGACGACCGCGCCCCGGAAAGGCGGTTCGAATGTCTCCATGCCGCCGTTCTTCACGCCGCGCGCGCGGACGGTGCGTCCATTATAGGCGGTTTTCAGTTCCTCCCATTCGAACTTACGGGCGTGGCTGGCTTCTTCGCGGCGATCGCCCTCGATCAGCACGACGGGCAGGTTGCCGACCTTGCCCAGATTGCGCGCCATGGCCGCCGGCGTCGCCTTGGCGGGGTCGAAGCCCTCGTAATTCTCGCGGCCCATCAGCTTCCACAGGAACTCGATCAGGGTCGTCTTGCCGGTGCCTGGCAGGCCGTGCATTTCGAGGAAGGGGAAGGATTTCATTTCGCCGCGGACTTGCTCTGCAAAGAGCGAGGCGAAGTAGAAGGTCAGGCAGGTGATGCCCTTGGCGCCATAGGCGGTCCACAGGTCATCCAGCCAGCTAGTGTCCAGCTGGTCGCCGTCATATTCGATATCCAGCAGCCGTTCGGACGTGCCCAGCTTCAACGCCTGCTTGCCGATCTGGAAAAATTCATTGTCGTTGGGGCGATAGACGCGGCCACCGGAGACGGCGAACTGGCCGAAGACATAGGCCTTGGCGTCGCGGCAATAGCCGGTGAAGCCAAGCGGGCGGACGTCGGGCAGATCGGGCGTCTGCTGTTGCAGGATGCGGGTCAGCTGGTGTGCGCTGCCGGTCCAGACGCCACCGAAGGCGAACAGGCGGTCTTCGAAATTCGAGGCCTTGCGCAGCTGGGCGGCAGTGAAATCGCCCTTCACGGACGGGCGCTTGCCGCTGGGGAAGGATATGTTGAGGAAGAATTTGGTTTCGTCGGTGGCGTCGTCGCGCTGGCGATAGAGGACGCGGAACGCGCAGTTGGCGATTTCCTCGACCATCAGCGCCTCGCGCGAGGCCTTCATGCGGATTTCCGCTTCTACGCTGGCGTCGATGTCCTTCAGTTCGCGGGTGCGGCTCTTGCGATATTCGTCAATTTTCTCCTGCACCACGGCGACGTCGATCGCGCACCAGTAGGTCCGGTTGCCGAAGGTGAAATGGAAGCTGGTCCAGCGGTGCTTTTCCCAGATCAGGAAGGCCTTTTCCTGGGCGTCCTTCGCAAGCAGCACCTTGCCGAACCATAGATATTCGGCGCGATGGTCGGCGGTCAGCCGTTCGAGGCCCAGCAGGTCGTTCCAATCCAGCACCTTGCCGGTTTCGTCCTCGCCGCGGGGCTGGGCGGCGCTCGCCTGCCATCCCTGGTCTTTCGCCAGCTTCACATGCTGACGGCTCGCGCTGGTGCCGGCGCCGCCGGCGTCATAGGCAAAAACCAGCCTGGGCAAGCGCAGGGGCTTGTCCGAAGTCGCGATATGCGCCCGAAGCTGTTTCAGGAACTCTTCGGGATAATTGTTGCAAGACATGGCGGAGACGGCGCGCTGGCCGGCCTGCTCCAGCGCCCAGGCATTGAAGATGCCTTCGGCGATCCAGATGCTGTCGGCATCTGCCATGTCCTCGATCGAGACATCAGGCCTTTGCCAGGCCTGCCCCTTATAGGGCTTGCCGTAGGCGAAATTGGCCTTCTTCTCGAAACGACCAGGCTGGTCGATCAGCCTTTCCCACCAGCTGCCGCCGGGAAGCGGGAAACGCACGGTGGCGGAGCCGATGCCGCGCTTCTGATCCTGGAACCATTCCTGGGTATAGGCATCGCGCATGCCCATCAGGTTCAGCTTGCGGGCGTCGGTCAGATAGGCATCGGCCGCCGCGTGGGGGTTCTCGCGGGTCTTCTGATAGCGGTTCGACCAGGTGTCGAAGATTTCGGGGTAGCGGTCCCGAACCGTCTCTTCCCACCCGCATTTTTCCTGGCGGTTGCACTTCAGCACCCAGGGGCTGTCGGCGTTCGTATAGACCTCAAAGGCGCCGCAATCGGGACACTTGCCACGACGCAGCCATGATCCCTTGTCGGTCTTCCACTGGAAATCGGCTTTCAGCCTGGGCAGCAATTCGCGGCGGATATCGTCACGCATGGACATGGCGAGAATGGGACTTTCGAAGGCAAGGAAAGGGCGTTCCCGGCGGCGGGGTCCGCCGGGTGGATTGGTTGGCGATCGAGGCGGTGCGACCCGCTAGATCAGATGGTTATGGCGTCGGCGGCGGGTTCGCTGGGCGGCCCGCCATCGTCATTGGCGGCGCGGTCGTTGTCCGCGTGGCGCCATGTGGTCATGGGCAGCGCGGCCAGCGGTTGCGGCATCCGGCTTGGCACTGTCGCCCGCAGCGTCGCCATGCCCACGACGAACTGGCAACCGCACCGCTCGACATTCCGGCAATGATAATAGACCTCGCGGTAGAGCAGCGTGGCCTTGCCAGTTGTCGAGCGGGCGAAGGCCCGTTCGCCGCAGCCGGGGCATTGCACCGACGGCATGCGAGGCGCGCCCCCGCCACTATTGAGTTTCGGCCCCCGGCCATTGGTCATCATGCTTCCCCTGCTGTTCGCTGACCGGCTCCATTGCCGTTCACGAAAGACTTCAGCCGACCAAGAAGGCGGGTCGCGGCGGTGGCGACGTCTTCGGTTTCGGCAATGGCGCGATGAATGGTCGTTTCCGACACGCCGGGCTGCATCACAGGGATGCTACTGCCGATGGCGTCGGCCGTTTCCTTCGAAAGATCGGTGATCGCCTGGGCAAGTGCAGTGCGACAGGCCAGCGACTGGCCCAGCGTGACGTCCAGCTGGCGGGCATAGCTTTGCAGGATCGGCGGGAAATCGCCGCCGGCCTCCATATAGGCGCGATCGAGGGCGATGGCCTGGTCGAGCGTCGGCGTCCCCTTGCGGTCGCTTTCGCTCCAATGGCGCACGGTGCGCTTGGCGCGGCGCGTGAGCGCGGCGGCCTGGTCCCAGCCAATGAGGGCGACAGCCGTCGTGATGGCGAGGGAGAAGGACAGAGGGGCGCGGACCTTGGTCATGCTCCCGGCCTCCCCATGGCGCACATGGCGAAGATCGTGGCGCTGCTCATGAACAGGAAGAGGGCGACGCTATACCAGCGCGGTAGCTGGGGAGCCGGGGCCGGTTCGGCGCGAAGCGGCGATGCCAGTTCTTCCGGCACCATGTAGGTGTGGCGGGAAGCAAATTGGCCGCGCAGGCGATATTCGGGCCGGTTCATGCCGCCACCGCCACGGCACCAGCATAGCGCCCAGCAGCTACCGCGATATGGCCGGAATTGGTGAGTTCGACGGGCTGGCCCTTACGGACGTTACCCAGGCGATATTGCGCGGTGATCGCGCGGAACAGGTCGCGGCGGGTGCAGCGCAGTTTTGTTTCCAGGTCGCTGACGCTCAGGGGATGGCCGGCGTCGAACAGCGCATTCAGCAGGCCGATTTCCAGGTGTTCGGCATGCGAGAAAGACTTGCCGCACTTGCGTGCGGGCATTGCGATGACAGGCATCAGGCGATGTCCTTTCGTTGCATTTTGACGATGCGACCGCAAGCGACGTCGGTCGATTGTGCCGGTAAGATGCCCCCACATTCTTCGCCGGGGTCGATGCCTTCGGTGGGCAGAGAAAGAGGATAAATGTCGGGGCGAAGAAGATGCCGCGAAACGCCAGTGTCGGCCTCAACGGCAAGCACATGCTCAGGCGGCAGGCGCTTCGAAGTCTGGAGCCATTTCCAAACGGTGGGCTGCGCTTTCTTGCAGATGCGGCCCATGGCGGACTGACCGCCGGCCAAGTCGACTGCAAGTTGGAGAGCCTGGAAGGGAGACAAGGTGACGCTGCCTACCGGCGCGATCCCGCGTTGCGCTGCAAACGCAAGCATTTGAGATAGGGTGAGTTTGTTGCTCATAGAGCGGACTATTACTAAATTAATAGCATGGTCAAGTAGCAAAATACGATGGCGCCTTATAATTCTGGTAATAGGGTGCAGTCGTGATCCTTTCCGAACGAATGCGCGCCCGCATGGAGGCGCTTGGCATTAGCCAATCAAAGCTGGCGCGTGAGGTGGGTGTTACCCAAGGCACCATCGCCCATCTGGCTAATGGACGTTCATCCAGTTCGGTCCATCTGCCGAAGATCGCGCGCGAGTTGCAGACGACGGTCGCTTATCTTGAAGGCGAAGCCGATGATCCGACGCAAGGCTATGTGCCGCTTCCGTCGACCGATGCCGTAGCAAGCGAACTTGGCCTGGTGCCTGTCCGCGAAATCGACCTGCGCTATGGCATGGGTGCAACCGAGCTAGAGGTGCCGGTCACAACGACGGTACGCCATTTTTCTCGTGATTGGATCAGAATCTATACCGGAGCGTCGCCCGACCATCTGTATTTCGCGCAGGGTATCGGAGACTCTATGTCCCCGACGATTCTTGACAGTGATCTGCTGCTGATCGACGCCTCCGAACAGACGCTGCACCTGGCGGATAAAATCTGGGCCTGCGCCTATGGCAACAGCGGGATGGTCAAGCGCCTGCGGCAAATGGCTGACGGGTCGGTGAAAATCATGAGCGACAATCAGAATGTCCGCGATGAAATAGCCTATGACGACGAACTGCATGTCCTGGGCCGGGTCGTCGCGATCGTTCGGAAAACCTGATCAGGAAATTGTGACAGCGCTGGGGGTGCTTCTTGTCTGTTGAGCAAATCGTTGAAAGCATGAAGGGGCGGACGCCGTGGATGGTTGCATCTCGCATCTTCCGATCCTTGAACCTCGACCGGTCGATGGGGTGGAACCGGACGATGGCGAAGATCGGGGCGGGCGATCTGGATTTTTCTGATGCTGAAACGGACTTACGTGAAGCACTCGAAGAGCATATCATGTGTGGCGAGAAGCTGGTGCGCTTCTACGCGTTGAACGATGGTGCCGCTGAGACGATACGCCAACGGGCAAGAGCAGCTGCGGTGGCCGAAAACGAATTTAGCGAGCAGTTTCCTGTTTTGGCAAGCGGAGCCATGGTCGATCAGCTTCGGCAGAACGGTCCGACCGTGACGGGCGTCAAAGAATATGACGATGGCATAGCGATCTTCCTGTCGTCGGCCCGATATCTCATGAAGCGCAGCATTCTCGACCTGACCGATGTACCAGAAGCCGCCGCCGCCGAATTTGGCGATTATGAACAGCTGATCGGTGTGAAACACGAGCGTATCCAGGCTGTTGATGTGCTCTGGGTATCGAAGATGCATGACATTGCCGAACTCAGGATCGATTTCCCGCTTGGCATGCTCCAGCGGCAGGCTGAAATCGCCGCCGATATCGCGATAACAAATTTCACGGCCTTGGTTGGGCAAGCTGCCTTCGCCCAGCAAATCAATCTCTTCCCGGTTATTCAATCTCTTTACAACCGCCAAGGCGATGGGCGGATGGTGGAGTTGGGCTTCATGGTATCTGGATCTGCACAGAAGCTGGAGAAAACCCGCCGCGACACCGAATGTTGCCGCGAAGAGGCATACCATATCGGGGGTGTTTCTGCGCTCGAAACGCCTATCGCTCCATATAGGACCAGCGTTATGTGGACCGTGCCGATCGGTGACGAAGTGTCGACCGAGCCAGAAGCAACGCTGCGCGGTGAGTCAAAACAAACCCTTGAAACTGAACCATTCTTAGGTGATTTGATCGTCCGAAATTGTGCTAACATGCTCGACTATGGGCACTTGCGCGACAGAATTCTGGATCACGCTGGGCTTTTCCAGTAAGCGGCGCTAGCCTGCGATGCTGCTAGACGACATCAAGAGAAGCTACGCACAAGATTTGGATGAGCCGATCGCCGGCCTCTGTCTGCATCTTGTCGATAGCCTTGCCCATGTGCCTCCGAGAGAATTGAGGCGCATCTCTTTGGCTTGGCTTGCCTCGATCGCTGATCGCAAATGGGATGATGATGAGTTTCAGGCCGCGCTTACCGCGCTCACCACGAGCCGCCTTCATCCGCTGACGATGTATTTCGTCTGGCATGATCGTGATGAGGATCGGGAGGTCGCCTTCTCCGCTGGTGACGTTATGCGGGCGGTCGAAGAGATGGTTTTCATTCATCCCCGCACGGGAGAGGAAATCCCAGATTTCCAGCGTGAACTCACGCCGGTCCTCCGAGCGTCCGATGCCTTCATGCAATTTCTTGAGGGCCATGAGCGCTGAACCGACCCTAAGCGATTTGCTGAACAGAGCGCGATCTTCCCCAGCTTTCGACATCCAATTGAGGATACAAGCTGCCGAAACGAACGCGGATTTGCTCAAGCAGGTTGATCGTGCGGTTGCATATGCCGTTCGCGAGATGGTGGCGAACCGGAAGCACAAGCAGAAGCTGACCGAGGATCAGCGCACCGTGGAGATCGTCTCGCTTCTCAAAACGCTTGGTCTGCCCGCAATCCATGACGCAGAAATCGGTGGGCACACAGATATTTCGATCAGCATGCTCGAAGATTTTATCTGGATCGCAGAGGCCAAAAATTGGCGCGGATCATCTTGGGCTTTCAAGGGATTCCGACAATTGCTGACCCGCTATGCAACTGGCTTGCCGGGTCAGGATAACGGAGCCGTCATAATCTATTTCGAGCAACAAGATGCGGCGGGGCTGATGACTAAATGGCGGACGAACTTGTCCAGGCTTCAGAGCGACACCCACTTGATAGAGACGGTAAGACCGCTGCAATTTTCG